AAATTCCGCCTATCGAGACTTCAGCCATTGTGAGTTTACCATATCATTCATTGTTTCATTTTGAGCCATATCAAACAGCATACCATACTGATCATCTATTGTCTTGTTTAAATACTCTGTAACATTTGTGTCTTGTATAAACGACTGACTATCAAAAAAGGTTTTAGTGTTGCCTAATATTTGCATCACAATTAAAGTTTTCGTTTGAGCAGCGTCATCATATCTTGCTTTGTCATCAATCTTTTTTACAATTTTGGTAGCAGCTTTTTCCTTCTTTGATACCTTAGGTTCTGATGGCTTCTCTTCTTCTACCGTTTCTTCTGGATCTTCTTCTTTTTGTGGTGTTTGCGGTTCTTCTTGTTCTGGTTCCTGTGATTCTTCTTGAGGTTCTTCGGTAATCTCTTCTTCTGGTTCGGCCTCAACAACTAAGACTTCTTCCATCTCCATTTCAATCTCCATCTCAACTTCTGTTTCAACCTCAACAATTTCAACCTCGGGTTCGGGTAAATTAATTTCAATTTCTGCAATTTCTAATTCAACACTAGCAACGGTTATTTCCTCAACAGGGGCTTCGATTGGAGTAAATTCTATTTCGCCCTCATTCATACTTACATCATTAAATTCAAAGACTTCTTCAACAAAGTCTAATTCGACAGGATCAAATAGATTGAGATAATATATTTCTTCAATGGTGGTTATCTGTTGCGTAATAATTGTGTTAATGACGTTATAAAACACATTGACAGTCACATCGTCAAAGAGAGGACCTATGGCAAGATTAATATCTCGACCTCCTACCTCAACAGTTATTCTATTTAAAACACCACTGAAATCGAAAGACCCAGTGTATGATTGGTAACCTGATGCAATACCAGATTCAGACAAGATATCAGTCCCTTGAAAGACTGTGTTAGATCCATTACGTCCTGT